GATTCACATTAGAAAGTCAAGAAAGAGGCCCATCTCAATTCATAGGAGTTCGTACTGGTGAACCAGTTGGTCTTGAGTTTAATAATACTGGTCTAAAATATGAAATGAGTGGTGTTACTTTTCCTGGTCCTGTTAACTTCTTTAAAGACACACATGCGAAAGGATTCACATTAAAAAGAAAAGAAAAAGATGATACAGAATATATTGAAGATATAAGTCTTTTTGACGATGGAGTTGGTGAATTGGGTATACCACAATTTATTCAAGATGGTACATTCCAAATAAAAGCGATAGATGGAGTTGACCCAAATAAAGGTGGAATTCATGGTGTCACAAGAGATTCAGTTGCACCATTCGTATTTGGTGGTCATAATTTCTCAATACTTGAAACTGAAACCATTAATGAGATTTCAGAAAATATGTCAGATGTCAATTTAGTTGATGTAGACCAAGGTTATGGTGGTAGTACAGAAGTTGGTAAAGGTCAAGTAATAAAATTAGGAGATATCTCATTAACAGGAGATAAGTTTGATGTCAAACCACAATTTGGACAATTCATTAATCAAACCATTGCATCAAAAGAATTTCTTGATAGTGCATATGATAAATTTGGTGGAAATCGTGCACTTAGAGAACATTCAAGAGAAAACCAACCATATATCATTAGAGAAATTGGACAAAGATATCTTGGGTTTATTGGTGGAGATGAATCACCACCACTTATTGCAGATGGTGGATTATTCCGAGCTGGTATTGTAACTCAATTAGATAGAGTTAGACTTGATACTGAAAGAATTGGTAAATTCTTATTATCACCAAAAGGATTAGTTTGGAATGTAAAACAATTCGTACTACACAGATTAAATGCGAGACCAGAAACAAGAATATTTAATCCACTCTCAACACCATTAAGTGTAACTAATTTATTCCATCAACCAAGACATATTGATTTAAATCCATTACGAATGGGATTAGGTGGATTCAGAGTTCCAAGGTATGAGGATTATGTTCATACTGAGGCAGAAGAAGCGTCATTTGTTAAAGAGGCAGCAGAAAGAACTGGTGAGATAGTAAAATTAGAAACATCAATGAAAGAGAATTGGGATAAGGCATTTCCTAAAAAGAAAAAAGACCAAACCAAAGATGAAAACAAAGCTGTAAATAGTGCAGGTAAAGTTGAGACAGGAGTATCTGCAAAAGAAATTGCACAAAGAGCAGGTGCAGGTGGAACTGCATTATTTAAAGGTGTTCAAGTAGTTGCACTAAAGGCACAAGATAAATTAAAGGGTGTTAGAAAACTTGCAGTAGAGGTAAGTTATGATACTGATTTACAAGTTCCATATCAAGGTAAATATGGTAATATCAAAGAGTTAAATGATGGTAAAGCTTTTCCAAAAGATTTAATTAAATTTAGAATAAGAGATGCAGTCAATGGTAAGTGGATTATATTCCCTGCATATCTTGAAGATATTTCTGATAATTCAAGTGCAGAATATTCAACAGAAAAATATATTGGTAGACCTGATTCTGTACATATTTATAATGGGTTCACAAGAAACATTAGTCTATCATTTAAAGTTGCAGCACTTTCAAGAAACGACTTACCAATCATATGGGAAAAGTTAAATGCACTTAAAGGATTAACTACACCTACATTTAAAAAATTCTTATCATTAGATAAAGAAGTTAGACCAGTATCACCTTATGTTTATTTGACGATTGGTGACATGTTTAATAATACACCAGGTTACTTCAGTAGTGTTAATGTTCAAGTTAACAATACCACATCATGGGAAATATCTGATGGAGTACAATATCCACATGTTGCAGATGTAAGTTGTGAGTTTGTATACATTGGTAAAGGATTACCAAACACATTAGGTAAACATTATGACATACCATGGTTAAAAGATGCAGGTGTAGGTGAAAATAAATTTGGTGTATTTGCTAATATAGACCCTAAAGAAAAAGAGGCATTCATAAGAAGATATGATACTAAAGTAGATGGTGATAATATCACATGGGATAAATGGTTAAGTAAACAAAATAATAATACTTTTGGTAGAGGTAATTAATTATGGCATCAAGATATAGAAACCAAAAAATTTTAGTAGACATGGATACTAATAAAAGATATTTATCAAGAATTAAATATCCTGTTATACCATCAAGAGATAGTGATATAAGAATAGTCACAATACAAGGACAATCATTATTGACTCTTGCAAACGAATTTTATGGAGATGTAAATTTATATTGGGTTATTGCAAGAAGGAACAATATTAATAATACTCTTTTTCCTACTATTGGTACTGAATTGTTTATTCCTGTGGAGATGGGAGAGATAACAACTGAACTAAGTAGGTTAAATGCAGTATAATGAAATTCAGAACTAACATATCACCATCCGTACAAAAAACATTATTTAAAAAAATGAGAAGACTCTCAAGGGAGAATGTTAGTGGTATGCTTGAACCTAAAGATTTTAATGGTAATGATACACCATGGGGAACTATGTTGAGTAGAGCCTGTTGGGTAAGATGTCATACACCAAGAGTAACTAAGGGTGAAGATGGTAAATATAAAAGTGAGTTAATGAGATTGAGTTCTGCCTATGATGACGATGGTAATACAATAAATGAACCACTTTCAGGATTAAATCCACTAACAAGTCGTACAATGTTTACTTTAGATAAATCAGAAACATATAGAGGGCCTGCAGGTATTACAGGTGTTAGTGTTGATACTAAATCATTTTACATGAATAGTGCCACTATAAACTTTAAAGTTCCAAATCCAACTGAATTTGAAAGATTAGAGAAGGGATTTTTAAAACATGGTAATGTTGTATTATTAGAGTTTGGTTGGGGTACACCTGAATATGATGATTTATCAAAATCAAAAATAGACTTTCAAAGTTTTTTAGAAGCACAATACAAAATCAATGATAAAAATGAACAATCAAATGGAAACTATTATTCAATATTAGGAGTTATTTCTGATTTTAGTTTTAATATCAATAATGATGGAATATATGAATGTAGTTTCACCTTAACTGCCATGGCGAGAAATATCATAGGACAATCCATTCAAGTTGGTGGAGTTGATAAATTATTAGGTGAGGTAAGAAATAAAATTGATTCATTAGATAGTGACGATACAGATACCAAAAAAACACTAAATAAATTTATACAGAGTTTTGCAAAATTTGAATCAGTAATGGAAAATTTAGGTACGGTAGTTAGAACATATTGTGAACAAGGTACTAAAGCTAAGGCAGATGTGGAAAGACCATGGTTGCCTGATAGAAACTTAGAATATTATTATCGTAATGGTGCTATGCACATCTCAAATGAACCAGGAATTGATAGCGGAAAATTTTGGGAATCTACAGAGGAAAAAGGAGAGAGAGGTTATGTAAGTTGGGGTTGGTTTGAAGACCAAATATTAAATAGATTCTTTTCATTTGTAAGTGTTCAAGAACAAGACAATCCAGATTTCAAAGGAGATAGTAAATTTAAAACATCTATTAGAAGTACATCATGGGAAAAAGACGATAAAGGTAATTACAAAGAAGTAGAAAATGAATGTAAATCTCATCTTTATTTAAAATCAATGGGATTGAGTTCAGTCATACTACCAGGTTCACAAACTTTACCAGGATATGACCCTGATAAAGGTGATAGAGATATTTTAATTTACATAGAACAAATTAACGACAGATTTAAAAACTTTGAAACTGAAGAACATAAATCTGGTTCTATAAGAAGAATGGTTTTTCCTGTCCATTTCCTTAAAACATATTTTACTGGTATAACATCTATTGAACAAGGACTAAATAGTTTTTGGAGTGCAGTCTCTTCACTTTATGGTGGATTTTGGAACTTTCAAGTAACTACAGATGACTTTGATACAGGTAGAATTGGAATGGTAGAGATGTATGGTTCAAATGGATTTGGTGTTGATGTTAATAAAGATTACTATAATGATTTCAAAGACGAAGTTAGTAATTCATCAAAAAATATTGATTCGTATTTAAACTATGGTGAGGAAAATAATTCTACTAATCCAAATAAGATGTTTATGATACCACTTTATAGTAAAGATTCTTTTGTAAAAGAGTTTAGTCTTGATGTCAAGATGAGTTCTCAAATGGTAACACAGGCAGTCTATGGTACACAAACAACATTCAAAACATCAGGTGGTAATTTACCACAAGGATTAACAGACTTGGGTGTTCGTGCAATGAGTTTATTATTCAATGATTCACAAGTTAATGAAATGGAACAAGAAGTTAGTGAGGATGAAATAATGAAACACATTGCATTTCCTGAACAAATTGAAGGTGTTAAAGTTGGTTCATTATATTCAAGAGGTGATACTACAGAGATTGACCCATTATCAACACAAAGTCAATACTATGTAGACTTTACTAAAGTACCAGATATTGCATCGGATACTGCAGAGAAAATAAATAAAGTAAAGAAAGGTAAGAAAAGTTTAAAAGAACTTGATATAAATGATGAAAGTTCAGTTGAAGATTATGCGGAAAAATTACAAAAAGAAGGTAGTGTTTTATTTTTTCCATTTTCACCAGATGTAAAAAGTGAAGATAGATATCCAATCTATGATGATTCAGGAGATATGACAAGTTATTTTCGTAAAGTACATAACTTAGTTATAATGAATTATAGAGGTGAAGAAGGTGAAACTTCAAATAAAACTTCTGCATTTTATAGTCACATACCAATGACACCAATTAAGTTATCATTATCTCTTGATGGAATCGGTGGATTACGAATTGGTAATTTATTTGTATTGGATTATCTACCACAACAATATCGTGAGTGTACACATTTCATGATAACTAAAATTGGTCACGATTTATCAACATCAGGTTGGACAACTAAAATAGAGGCAGTTATGCAAATTAGTATGTCACAATTAACTAAAAAGAAACTACAAAATGTTGATGATGGTATCAAAGTTCAATTTGGTAAAATAGGTGAATCTTTAGACCAGGCATATGTTGATTATGTTAAAGAACAAAAGAAGAGTATTGAGGATAAAGAATTCAAAGCAAAAATGGATAAAATTAAAAAAGAAGATGATGCAAAAAAACAAGAAATGGAACAAAATCTTAAAGATGGTAAATTCACCGATACCGATGGTATTGACCCAAATGACACATCAAGAGCAGCAGATGCACATCGTTCAGAGATACAATTTAGGAAAGGCCTTGAAAATCAAAGTACAACAAAATTTAATGTGGTTGCTGAAGGTGATAATTTATCAAGTCAAAAGATAACAAAAACACAAAAAGATACATTTGATTCAAGTGGTCAAATTAATAGTGGTGAAAAAGTAACTGAAAAGGCAATAACCGTAGATGAACTTTTTGAAAGTTTAAAAGATGATAGAAAAGATGAATTTTTCGGCCCACAACTTCCTGTAAATAAAGATGGAAGTGAACCACAAGAAGAAACAAAATCTTCGTGGTGGAATCCTTTTGACTAATAAAAAAATCTATTTTGAGAAATAATTACTATATTTATTAATAAATTAATGAGGTTATAATGATTCTATGGTTTACAGGTCAACCAGGTTCTGGTAAGACTACACTATGTAATGAAATTAAAGAGAAAATTCTATACTCACATCACTATTTAAAAGATAAAATAATACATCTTGATGGTGATGACTTGAGAGATGTTTTGGATAATAAAGATTATTCAGAAAAGGGTCGTAGAAAAAATATTCAGTTTGCAATTAATATGGCAAAGGTTATGGAAAACAAAGGTTATTTAGTTTTGGTATCTTTAGTATCACCTTATCGTGATTTAAGAATAGGTGAGATTTTTTATCTACATTCAGAAAGAGACTTACGACAAGACTACCATGTTGAAAATTATGAACCACCAACAGAAAATTTTACAAAAATTAACACAGACAAACCAATAGAGGAGTGTATAAATGAAATACTCAATGTTTATAGGAAGATGGCAACCTTGGCACAAGGGACATCAATGGTTGATTGAACAAAGACTAAAACTTGGTAAAAATGTTTTAGTTTGTATCCGTGATATGATGCCAGATGAAAATAATCCATATACGAGTGAAGAAGTATTTGATAATATAAGTTTAGAATTACAAGACTATATAAGAGTTGGACAAGTAAAGGTTATGATAATACCAGATATAGAATCTATAAATTATGGAAGAGGTGTGGGTTATGATATAATTGAACATGAACCACCTAAAGAAATAGGAGAAATATCTGCAACTAAAATTAGGAGTGAACAAAATGAAAATTGATATCTTGGATAAAGGATACATTGAATTAGTGGATACACTTGGTGATGACTTAACACCTGTAAATGCCGCTCGTGTATCATTTGGTGGTAGGAGTGATAAATTTGAGAGTAAAGATAGAAAACTATCTAAGTTCTTAATTAAACACAAACACTTTTCACCATTCAGACATCAACATGGTATGTTTATTATAAAGGCACCAGAGTTTGTAATGAGACAATGGTACAAACATGTCGTTGGTATTGAAACCACAAGTAATCATCCTACTAAAGACCATGCTTGGAATGAGATAAGTGGTCGTTATGTTCCATATGATGAGTTCTATGAACCAACAGAGTTTAGAAAACAATCAGAAGATAACAAACAGGCAAGTGATGGATTGATTGAATTACAAGATAGTACAAGATTATTATGGATGACTGCACAACAAAATTCTATATCTGCATATAACGAAATGTTAAAACGAGGAATGGCAAAAGAACAAGCTCGTAGTATATTACCACTTACGGTTTATACAAAAGTATGGTGGACTGCATCATTTCAAAGTATTATGAACTTTATTGAGTTAAGAGATGAACCAACATCACAAGTGGAGATACAAGAATATGCACGAGGGTTAAAGGAAATCATGTTGGAGACATTTCCTGAAACTACTAAATTATGGAGTGAGATTTATTTAGACTAATGAAAGGTTGGATATTCACAACGCAAAACACACCATCATACGAAACAAAAAGGTTACTTGAATGTTTTGATAATGAAGGTATAGAATGTTTTTCTGTACATCCTAATAGTGTGGATATATTTATCAGTAAAGATAATAAAAAATCTGTGTTAGTAGATAATGAATATACATCTATTCCTGATTTTGTAATACCAAGAGTTGGAAGTGCAACCACATATTATCAGAAAGCAGTATACAGACATTTAGAACGAATGGGTGTGTTATTTATTAATGGTAGTGATGCAATTGATAATGTAAAAGATAAACTTTACACTATGCAAATATTATCACAAAATAATATTCCACATCCAAAAACAATGTTGGTTAAGAATCCAATTGATTCAAGTTATGTAGAAAGAAACATCGGATTTCCTATTGTGGTTAAATCACTAAGTGGTACTCACGGAAAGGGTGTTTATCTTGCAGATAATAAAAGAAACTTTGAACAATTAGTAGAGATGATGGAACAATTTAATGATAGATTTAATATCATCTTACAAGAGTTTGTTAAGGATTCACATGGAAAAGATTTAAGAATTATCGTAGTAGGTGGTAAAGTTATTGGAGCAATGAAAAGAGAATCAACCGATGGTGATTTCAGAGCTAATGTTACACGAGGTGGTGGAGCAAAACCAGTAGAACTTGATGAACAAATGGAATATCTCGCATTAGAATCTACAAAGATATTAGGATTAGATATCGGTGGTGTAGATTTATTATATGATGGTGATAGTTACAAAATATGTGAGGTTAATTCTTCACCTGGTTTCAATGGAATGGAAAAATATACTGAAATAAGAGTTGCCGAACAGATAGTTACTTATGTAAAAAATAAATTAAATTAATGGTTATAGTAAATTCAAAAGAGAAGTGGGATTCATTACAAAAGAGAATGAAGACCCAACACTTCATCTATCTACAGATGTTATCGGATATACACAAACATCCGAAAGAGAATCGTGTATCTTGTTTTTATATAAGAACAATACAAGAAGAATACATTGTGCCTGTAAATCATAATGAGAAGTTTGGAACAATACAAACCATTGATGTAGACGATAGTAAAGTATGTGTGGGTGATATGAAATCATTTATACATAATTCAATGATTGATTGTGACCATGTGTTTGGGTTAGTTGATTTAAATTGGTGTCACTATATGAAAACAAATGAACCATATGATTTTGATAAACATTTAACAACTGCACATCATCATAATCATAGATTACATTACGATAAAGAGAATGTAAATGATATTATCCCATTAGTGAAACATGGTGAGTACTTTTCAAAGGTATCAATGGACTTATTAAATTATTTAGAAGACCATGATTACTATGACCAAAGTATCTTAGAAGTTTTATCCAAGATAGAGGATAATGGAATCCAAACTACAGATGGTTTAGTTTATTCAGAATACAATCCATACACTTCAACAGGTCGTCCAAGTAATCGTTTTGGTGGATTGAACTTTGCCGCATTAAATAAGAAAGATGGTAGTAGAAAACAATTCATTAGTAGATTTGATAAAGGTGTATTAGTGGAGTTTGACTATGATGCATATCATCCAAGATTGATTGGTGATAAAGTTAAGTATGAGTTTCCAAATGGTAGTGTTCACCAACACTTGGCAGACACCTATGGATTAAGTTACGATGATGGTAAGGCATTGACATTTAAGTATTTATATGGTGGTATCACACATGAAATAATAAATAATCCTTTCTTCAGTAAAGTGGATAAGTATGTTCAAAAACTTTGGAACACTTGGAAAGGGAATAAAATCATAAAATCTGATATTTATAATAGAGAAATAAGCAGAAAGAATCTATCTGATATGAATCCTAATAAATTATTTAATTATATGATTCAGTTGATGGAGACAGAAAACAACATGGCAGTCTTAGAACAACTTTTACCTACTATAGAAGATAATCGTAGTAAGTTAGTTCTTTACAACTATGATGCGTTCTTGTTTGACTTTGATATATCAGAAGGTTTGGACTATTTAAACAATGTTAAAAAGATACTTGAACAAGATGGTAAGTATCCAACACGAGTTTCAATGGGTAGTAATTACCATGAGATGAAAGACATAACGGAGAAATTTAAATGATTAAACTATCAAAACTTATCAATGAAAAAGATGAAGGTTTGAGTAATCCAGTTGTACAGAAAATTGATTTCAATAAACCAACCGTAATACATATTTCTGATGAAGAGATGAAATTATTACATCAAGACAAAAGATTAGAAAAGGATGGAATCACAATAATATTTGGTGATGAAAAACGAACTAAATAAAATACTAACCGAATTATCCTATCGTGTTAAAGATGGGGTGCCTAATTTAAACAACGAACAACACTTAATTAAATTGTTTGATGTGTTGAAAGAGTTTAACTGGCCGATAGAAGCACGCGTAGAACTTATACAGAATCTTACTGAATCCGAAGCAGGTGACCAAGCAAAGAAACTTGGATTAACACACATGGGATTTGGTAATTATGGTAAAGATGATAAAGTAACTCACACTTCAAAAGATGGTGAATTAGTTCCTGTCGGTGGAAGTGGAGGCGATGATAGTGAAAAATCTGAAAAAGGTGAAAAAGAATTAAATCAAAAGATAGATTTTAACAATCCACCAGAATCAATTACAAAAGATATTCAACCTGATGATGAAACTTTTGAAAACCAAGAAAATATTACACCACATGAATATGACCCACAAGAAATAGAAGTTGGTGGACAAAAAATTAAATTACCAGTAAATGAGGAAACATTAAATAAAGTATTTAACCAACCACCACATAAATTTCCTAAAAAATATATTAAAACTTTAGAAAGAATTTTAAATACACAAAAGATAGATAAAGACAATCCACCAATAACTTCCTTTACAAACTCTTCCGAAGAAAGAGAACAAGTGGGTGCAGGTCAGATATCCGCACAAGCATCAGAATTATTAATGATGATGAGTACTACTTTATCAGATGAGGAATCAGATAAATTATATGAGTTATTAGAAAAAACTTCAGATTCTACAAAAGGAAACCAAATACTTGATAAAAGTTGGATACAGGCCTCAAGGTCTATGAGAGAAGCAGCTATTAAAAATATTAAGGAACAATATGGGCCAGATGCAGTAGTTGAATTTGGTGGTTGGGATTCTACTGCTGATGTTGAGGATGGTATTGGAATATCATACGATAAAAAAGGATTCTCTACTGATACTTTCTTCAGAGTAAAAGTTGATGGTAAATCTAAAATACATGAAGTATCAAATAAAAAAAGTTTAGTGGTTCATTTGGCAAATCCAGGTTCAGGTGATATAGAGGATGGAATGGAAAAGGCGGGTGTTGATATAGGAGACCCAAATAGACATGCAGGTAAATATACAGAAAACGCAGCCAATCGTTCACGAAAACGATTAGAAGAAATTAATGATATAGAAGTATATGAAAAGTTAGATGATATGAATGATGATGAACTTCTTGAAACATTAAATAATCTACCATCTGAAATCAGGTCAAACTTTACAAGTGGTAGTGCACCTAAACTTGAATTAAAAAAAGATGCGAGAAATTATTTAAAGATGATGAAGGCATTGAAGAATGTTCCAAAACCATGGGACACCACTAATAAAGAATTTTTAGATGCAGCGAAAGAAGCAGGAGTCAATCTTGGTTCAAGAGTTCCAGGTTCATCAAAGGCGATAAATAAAATGATGATATATTCTGCATATTTACAATACGCAGATGAATTAAGTAATGGTGTAGAAGACGGACCAGGTATGAATTTTATTCAGAATCAAGTAGGTATAATTGGTAAAGAACCATATCCAGAGGGTTCTCAAAGAGATGTAGAAAATCAACACATTGTTAATTTAAATAAAAAAGAATCAAGACCTGTTTTGATGAAATTAATTAGAGAAAAATTTCCATTAAAATCACTAATGGAAGCAGAAGAGAGTATGGTACTTGGTGGTAATAGAATGAGTCCTGAGATTTGTGAAAAGATTTTTGGAACTACTGAATGGGATAAGGTTCAAGAAAATATTTCTATTAAGAAAAATGATAAGGGTGAATATTATCTAACATATTCTGTAAAAGTTGATGGAAAAGAAAAAGAAATAAGGATTGCTCAAATAAAACCAAGAGGTAAGGGTAAAGGATATGCAAGTATAACAACCGAAATGTCATTGGCAGAAGAGTTTCAACATACCGTTCATTGTGCGAATAAAACTTCAGATAATCCACCAAAAAACCCAAGTGATGAAGAAATTAAACTCGCTAAGAAATTAGAAAGAAAGTATGGAGAATGTTAATGAGAACTCAATTACTATGTACATTCACTAAACAAGACAAACTAAATGAATCTATTGATATCATAGTTTCTTGTAATAAAATTTTATATGATAAGGTTTATGTCTTTACAGATGTAAATGACCCATCACAATTGTTATGCACTTACAATGTGGAATTCAATGAAGACTTTCAAGAACCAACTATAGATACTATATCTCTTCATAGAAAGAAACAATCAAATACACTCTACACAATCAATGCACTGAATGAAGTTATTCGTTCAAAGAATAATGGAATCTTAGATAAGAAGTTCATGGTTGATTGGGATGAGTTTCAGAACACACTATTATTAACAAATGAAAATGGATTAACAAAGATTCCTACAAAGATTCATTCCATTATAGATGTTAATGAATGGTTAAAATAAAAAAAATAAAAAAAAAATAAAAAAAAATACGGTTTGGGATTTTTCCAATATATATATAAATATACTTAATAACTTAAGTATTAGTTTTTTGAAAATTTGAAATCAGAAAGTACAGAGAGTAATTGACTTTGTATGGGATTGACCGAATAATGGGTAGACTTTAGAAGCCCATAAGGTAATCACAGATGAGTTTGTGGTGAACCTACCGAGGTTAGAATAATTTTGGTAGTTGAGACATCAATCATTTAATGTACTTGAAGAAAAAACAATAGAAACGATTCTATTGACCTTGTTGTGGGTAAGGGTAAAACTGAAGTCCCACTTTATGACTGAATCAATCTAATCTTGGAGAGATAAGGTAATGATACAGAGGTTGTACTCACTTCAATGAGATTAACCATCTTGAGAAGAATCATCGTAACTGATGGGTATTAGGTACAAGGTAGAAAAAATCCAAGCTTCAAGTTGTAGGTAATCGTTAATCCTACATCCCCATAGATTTCATAAAATTAAAAAAATGGTCACACGATTTTTAGTTTCCACCTTATATACAAACTTAAAAACAAGATGACCATTTTTTTTGCAAAAAAATAAAAATAAAACCGTTTTTTACAAATATATATGATATATATTATTGTATCAAGGTTATACTTGAATACCAATTAACAATTAAACATAAAATAATAGGAGATAAATAATGGACTTAAATGCTATTCGTAAGAGGTTATCACAACTTCAAACAACAAACAACAGAACATCAAGTCTTTGGAAACCACAACCAGGTAAAACTCAAATCAGAATCGTACCTTACAACTTAAATAAGGACAATCCTTTCATTGAGTTATTTTTCCACTACAATCTCAACAATCGTTCATATCTTTCACCAATATCATTTGGTAGACCTGACCCGATTGAAGAGTTTGCACAGAAACTTCGTGGAAGTGGCAACAAAGAAGATTATCAATTGGCTCGTAAATTAGAGGCAAAAATGAGAACTTTTGCACCAGTCGTAGTCAGAGGTGAAGAATCACAAGGAGTAAAATTTTGGGGATTCGGTAAAACCGTATACCAAGAACTACTTTCTGTAATTGCAGACCCAGACTATGGTGATATTACAGACCCAGTTAATGGTCGTGATGTTGTTGTTGAGTTCATTTCAGCAGAGGAGACTGGAGCCAGTTATCCTACTACTAAGATTAGAGTGAAACCTAATCAAACACCAATTTCAGATGAACCTGAAATCTTGGAAAAAGTAAAAGACCAACAAGACATTACTGAAATTTATCAAGAGTTATCTTATGATGACTTATCAGGAGTATTAAACGAATGGTTAAACCCATCCGATGACGATACTGATGGTGAGGAATCAACAACAGATACCGTAACAACTTCTGAATTGGAATCTTCCAAAGTGAAAGATACATCAGAAGCATTTGATGAATTATTTAATTCATAAACAATAACAATATAGTGTGTGGCAACATACAAGAAAAGTAGAGATGGGTGTTATTGTATTCCCTAACTACACACTATTTTAACTTAGGAGAAAATGAATGTCAGTAAATGATGTATTGGCCGATACTTTGGCAAGTAGTCTAAACAAAAAGTTTAAAGATAACAAAGTGGCATACTTCTTAGATGGAAGTGATACCACACCAACAGATATAAAAGACTTTATATCTACAGGTAGTTCTATGTTAGACTTGGCAATATCAAATAGACCAAATGGTGGTATTGCAGTTGGACGAATCACAGAAATCAATGGATTAGAATCAAGTGGTAAATCACTACTTGGTGCTCACATTCTTGCAGAAACTCAAAAGAAAGGTGGAGTTGCAGTTTATATAGATACTGAGACTTCAGTTAGTCAAGAGTTTATGGAAGTGATTGGTTTAGACTTAAATAAAATGTTATACCTACATTTAGAAACCGTAGAAGATATCTTTGAGGCAATTGTAGAAATAGTAACAAAAGTTAGAGAATCAGACAAAGATAGGTTAGTAACTATTATGGTTGATTCACTTGCCGCCGCTACTACGAAAGTAGAGTTGGAAGCAGACTTTGATAAAGATGGTTGGGCAACTGCCAAGGCTATCATTATATCAAAGGCGATGAGAAAAGTTACTCAAATGATTGGAAGACAAAAGGTTGCACTTGTGTTTACTAATCAATTAAGACAAAAACTCGGAGTAATGTTCGGAGACCCTTGGACAACAAGTGGTGGAAAAGCATTACCATTCCATGCTTCAACAAGAATTAGATTGAAGAACATGGGTCAAATCAAAGACACAGGTAAGAATGTACTTGGTATGAAGTGTAGAGCACAGATTGTCAAGAACAGACTTGGCCCACCTTTGAGACATGCAGACTATGATATGTACTTTGATAGAGGTATAGATAATTATGGTGCATGGTTAACCGTACTGAAAGAACACAAGTTAGTCAAAACTGGTGGAGCATGGTATACTTTAGTAGACCAAAATGGTGAAGAACATAAATTCCTATCAAAAGATTGGGAAGATTTAATCACCGAAAATGATGAACTAAGAGAGTATGTTTATAAAATCATTTGTGACAAGGTTATATTACAATACAGAGAAAAACTTGGTATTGATGATGTAGAGTTTACAGATGAGGTTCTCGGTGACTAATAAAAGATATCTTTCAATACTTGATGAGATAAAAAAATCTGGCGGTAAAGTAGATAGTGGTGAACCAAACGACTCGGTTTTACTTATAGATGGTCTGAACACTTTTATTAGAGTGTTCTCAGCAATACCAACTACTAATGATGATGGGGTTCACATTGGTGGAATAGTTGGTTTTTTAAGGTCAGTTGCGTTCGCTGTAAATATGGTAAGACCTACCCGAACTATCATTGTATTTGATGGTAAAGGTGGGTCTAACCGCCGTAGAAAAATCTTTCCTGAATACAAAATGGGAAGGAAAATGTCTCATCGTTTGAACAGAGCAAACGATTACTTAACTCGTGAAGACGAACAAAAGATGATGATTCATCAATTGAATCGTGTGGTTGAGTATCTTGAATGTTTACCCTTGACTATAATCAATATGGATAATATTGAGGCAGATGATGTTATTGGTTATTGTAGTAAACATATTTTCAAAAAGAAAGTTACTATAATGTCTACTGATAAAGACTTTTTACAATTAGTAGATAATAGGATTCAAGTATACTCACCAACTAAAAAACTAATGTACGATGAAGAACGAATTAAGAATGAGTTTGGAATTAATCCTAAAAACTTTTTACTATTTAGAGTTTTAGATGGAGACAAATCAGATGGTATACCTGGTATACATGGAGCTGGACTAAAGACTTTACTTAAAAACTTTCCATGGTTGAGTGAAGATGTGAAGTATACCATCAATGATTTACTGAAGAGTGCATCTACAAAAAGAAAACATGTAAAATTATGTGAAAAGATTTGTAACTCTGAAGAACAATTACTAATGAATAGAAGATTGATGGACTTGGATGATGGTATTATGGGTGGTAGTAGTAAACTAAAAGTCCAAGACATTACATCACAACCAATTCAAAGAATAATAAAACACAAGTTTCAGAAAATGTTTTTAGAAGATAAAATGTATACTGCACTACCTAACTTGACAAGTTGGTTGGCAACTACATTTAATAGATTGAATCATATGGCGGAGAAAACACATGGGTAGAAAGAGAAAATACCATAGTGAAAAAGAAAGACGAGATGCTCAAAGAAAATGGCAGATGGAACATTACAAAAGAAATGCAGATGAGATAAGAGCAAAGGCTCGTCAAAAATATCGTGATAAGAAAAGAAAAGAGTTTTATGACAAGAAAGTACAAGATATGTATGGGAACATTGAGTGAGTAAAAGTAAAACATTTTGTCCCTTACCTTTTGTACATTTGTATGCACAACCTTCAGGTCATGTGAAACCTTGTTGTATTGCAGAAACTATACATACTCACAATTTAAACAAAGAATCCATAGGTGAAGTATTTAATTCTGAAGAGATGAAGAAACTTCGTATGGATATGTTAAATGGTGAGAGAAACAAATTATGTGACATTTGTTATCTCGCAGAGGATAGAGGTGAGGTAAGTGCACGACAAGGATTTTTAGAACCAGATAACAATGAATTTGAAATACCAAAGACTACTGATGGTGAAGTTCCATTAGAGTTTCAGTATATTGATATTAGGTTTTCAAATCAATGTAATTTTAAATGTAGAACATGTTGTCATGATTTCTCATCATCTTGGTATGAACCTGAAATGTTATTAGGTGGAATATCACCTGATGTTAATAAGGTTATTAAAGTAGAAAATAACTTTATGGAAAATCTTAAGAAACATTTGGGTAAACTTAAGAAGATATATTTTGCAGGTGGTGAACCTTTGATTATGCCAGAACACATGGATATCCTAAAGTTTGTTACTGATAATGAATTAAAATTACATTTACATTATAATTCTAACATGTCTACTTTAAAATACCAAGAGGAATCATTGTTCAAATATTGGAACAAGATAAAAGAAAAAGGTACTATCTATATTGCAGTATCTTGTGATGGTTTATATGACTTAGGTGAATATATCAGAGTAGGTTTCAATCATGATAAGTTCGTAAAGAATATAGAAAAATTAAAAGAAAATGATATTCACTATGGAATTCAATATACCGTATCCACATATAACATACATCACATATTTGAATCAATTGAACAATTCCTTGATTTAGGTATTATTGAGAGTACCGATGATATATCATTTCATTATGCATGGGCACCTGATGGAGTATGTATACAGAATTTACATGAAAGAGATAAGTTCAAAGTTACAAATACCTTTGAAAAAAATATGAATAAAGTTACAGAAAAAACAAAAGTGGAGTTAAATAATATCCTAAAGTTTATGGGAACAGAAAGTGGAAATCATAAAGAAATAAAAGACTATTATGATAAAATAAATCGTGTGTTTCCGAAATCTAAATGATAATTATAAATGGTTATGAATGAATCTTTAATTAAATATGGAACATCTTTTCAGAGTAAAATAATAACATCTTTGATAGTAGACAATAAGTTTATAAAAACTATTGGTGACATCTTAGAGGTAAGTTATTTTGATTCTGATGCAAACAAATTTCTTATTAAATCAATAGTAGATTATTTTGAAAAATATAAATCACCACCAACAATGGAGGCATTAAAAGTTGTCATTGATGATGTGGAAAATGATACTTTGAAGACTGCTATTGTTGATTCGTTACGAGGTGCCTGGCAACATCGTGAGTCACCAGATTTAGAATTTGTAAAAGAAAAAACACTTGAGTTTTGTAAGAATCAAGTTATCAAAAGTGCAATCATGGAATCGGTTGAATTACTTGACAATCAACAATATGATGAAATCAAAGGTGTAATTGATAATGCGATGAAGGCTGGTGTTGAAAGAGACATAGGACACGAGTATATTACAGGTTTTGAAGAACGAATGAATCAACAATCAAGAAAAACATTACCTACACAATGGGATAGTGTAAATGATTTAATGGATGGTGGATTGGCAGGTGGTGAACTTGGAGTTATAGTTGCACCAGCTGGTATTGGTAAATCTTGGACACTTCAAACAATCGGAGCACATGCAGTTGCACAAGGTAAAACCGTGATTCATTATACATTAGAGTTAAATGCTCAATATGTAGGATTAAGATATGATACCATTGTAAGTGGACAACCAACAGGTAACTTACAATATCATAAAGAAGAAGTATTAAAGAAAATTAATCAATTAAAAGGTGAATTAATAATTAAATATTATCCAACACGAACTGCAAGTGTCAATACATTGGCCGCTCACTTACAACAATGTGAGATGCAGGGATTAAAACCAGATATGGTTATTGTAGATTATGCAGATATCATGAAATCAACATCTAACTTCACAGAAAAAAGACATCAGATAGGTCATGTGTATGAAGAGTTACGAGGTATGGCAGGTGAGTTTGACATTCCATTATGGACTGCTTCACAGGCAAATCGTTCATCTTTGGAAGAAGATGTGATTGGTGCAGACAAAGTTTCAGAAGATTATTCAAAGGTCATGACTGCGGATTTCGTTATGTCTATGAGTAGAAAAGTAGAAGATAAGATTGCAAACACAGGTAGATTCCATGTCATCAAAAACAGATTTGGGCCTGATGGTATTACATTCCCTGCAACTATTAATACTAATACAGGTAATATACAAATCTACGAAACTAATACACAAGGTGGACAAGAAGCACAAGGTAAAATGAATAATGCAGATGAGTATATTCGTAAAACCTTGGCACAGAAGAAGAAGGATTTTGATACAGGTGGGTTTGAATAAAACTTCAAAGAAAATCTTTTTAGAACTTCTAAAAAATTAACAAATGTGCCTTTATTCTCCGTATATATTATAGTTATATTGGGAGAAAAAAAATCAAAACATAGGAGTAAGTTTCAATGGAACAAAACAAATTTAAGTTATCTGATAACTTTATAAATAAATGGAAAAGAAAGAAACCACCATTTGGTTTCAATGGATTAGGTGAATTAGTTTATATGAGAACCTATTCAAGAATCAAAGAAGATGGAAAGAATGAAAGATGGTGGGAGACCGTACAAAGGGTTGTAGAGGGAACTTACTCTATGCAGATGAATCATATTGATTCACATCAGTTAGGTTGGAATCCATGGCAAGCTCAGAAGTCTGCTCAAGATATGTATGAAAGAATCTTCAACATGAAGTTCTTACCACCAGGTCGTGGTTTATGGGCAATGGGTACACCAATCACAGAGGATAAAGGTTTATATGCTGCACTAAACAATTGTGCATTTGTATCAACAAAAACACTTAAAGAAGATTATTCAAAACCATTCTGTTTCTTAATGGACGCATCAATGTTAGGAGTTGGTGTAGGGTTTGATACTAAGGGTGCAGGAGAGATTCTTGTTAAAGGTGTTGATAAAGACAGAGAAACAACATTTGAAATACCTGATACTCGTGAGGGTTGGGTAGAAAGTTTAAGGTTATTATTAGAAAGTTATTTTCATGGACAACCAAAAGTAAAATTTGATTATAGTAAAATCAGACTGGCAGGTGAACCAATTAAAGGATTCGGTGGAGTATCATCAGGACCAGAACCATTAGAAGAAGTTCATGAGGATATCAGAAAAGTCTTAGAAAATAATAGTGGTAATCCAATCACAATCACAACCATTGTAGATATTATGAATCTAATCGGTAAGTGTGTTGTTGCAGGTAATGTTAGAAGAACTGCAGAGATTGTATTTGGTGACCCTGATTCAGAAGAATACTTAGACTTAAAGAATTACAAAGTAAATCCACATCGTGACCAATATGGTTGGACAAGTAACAATAGTATATTTGCAGAACTTGGTATGGATTATACTGAGGTTTCAAAACGAATCGTGGATAATGGAGAACCAGGACTTGCATGGTTAGAAAACATGAGAAAGTATTCTCGTATGAAAAATGGTGGTGATAACAAAGACCACAGAGTAATGGGTGGTAATCCTTGTTTAGAACAATCATTAGAATCATATGAGTTATGTTGTTTAGTAGAAACATTTCCTGATAACCATGATGACTTTGAAGATTATGCACGAACACTAAAATATGCATACTTATATGCGAAAACCGTAACACTCGGAAGAACACATTGGTCAGACACGAATCGTGTTATGTTGAGAAACAGAAGAATCGGTTGTTCAGTAAGTGGTGTTGCACAATTTATAACTCATAGAGGTTTAAATGAGTTAAAGGAATGGTTAAATAATGGATATGATGTCATACAAGAATGGGATGATGTATATTCTGATTGGTTTGCTATACCAAAATCAATTAAAACTACTTCAGTTAAACCGAGTGGTACCGTTTCATTATTGGCTGGTAGTACTCCAGGTTTACATTATCCCGAAAGTAGGTTCTATATAAGAAGAATTAGATTATCAATCAATTCGGAGTTAGTTGAACCATTGAAGAAGGCAGGTTATAAAATAGAACCTGCATTTGGTTCTGAAGATTCAACATTAGTAGTTGAGATACCAGTTGATGTTGGTGAAGGAATAAGGACTGCAGGTGACCTAAGTATTTGGGAACAATTCAGTTTGGCCGCCTTCCTACAGAGACATTGGGCAGACAATCAAGTTAGTTGTACCGTAACTTTTAATCCTGAAACAGAGAGTGAAGAGATACCAAATGTATTGAATTACTACCAATATCATTTAAAAGGTATTAGTTTGTTACCACGACATGATTATGGTGCATACAAACAGATGCCTTATGAAGCGATTGATGAAAAAGAATATAATAAACAAATGAGTAAACTTGGTAAGTTATCATTTGGTGTAATTAAATCAGAAGAAGCCAACATAGAAAAATTCTGTGATGGGGACTTTTGTGATATAGAAGAAATCACACCAACCGCAGGTGATAACGATGACCAAGAGTATACGAATGGTTAAGAATTTTCACACCTGGCAGAAGGCACACCAGAATAAAAATGTGCCGTTCACAAGTAAACAAACAAGGAGATGATTATGAACTATCGTAATCTTATCGCATCTGTAGTACTTATGACTGGATTGTTCGCACAATCTATTCACGGAGTTATTACTGATGTAGACTCAAATCCACTTGAAGGAGCTAATGTTGTAGTTGTTGGGACAGATTTAGGTGCAGTATCTAATGAATTAGGTATCGCACATATTGAAATTCCAGCTGGAACCTACGATGTAACTGCTTCTTTTATTGGTTACTCTACTCTAACTCAATCAGTTGTAGTTGGAGAGGGTATGGCTACATTAAATTTCATATTGGATTTTGATGTGGTTGAACTAACAGATGTAGAGGTGTTAGCATCTCGTGCATCTGAAACTACACCTGTTGCTTACACTAATGTTAGTAAAGAAGAAATGGAAGTGAGATTAGGTTCTCAAGATATTCCAATGATTCTTAATACTACACCAAGTGTATATGCGACTCAACAAGGTGGTGGTGCGGGTGATGCTCGTATCAACATTCGTGGTTTCAATCAAAGAAATGTTGCAGTGATGATTAATGGTGTTCCCCAAAATGATATGGAGAATGGATGGGTTTATTGGTCTAATTGGGATGGTGTAGGTGATGCTACATCTTCAATTCAGGTTCAAAGAGGTCTATCAGCTGTTAATCTTGCTACACCTTCTATTGGTGGAACTATGAATATAATTACCGACCCAACATCATTTGAAAAGGGTGGGAAGTTCAAACAAGAAGCTGGTGATGGTGGTTTTCTGAAAACTACTTTCAACTATAATACTGGTCTCATTTTAAATGACAAGTTGGCTTTGAGTGGAACTATTGTTCGTAAAACTGGTGATGGAATCATTGATGGAACTTGGACAGACGCTTGGGCATACTACTTTGGTGGTAGTTATGCAGTAAGTGAAAACCAACGATTTGAATTATATGCCATCGGTGCTCCACAACGACATGGACAGAATCTATACAAACAGAATATTGCAACTTACTCACAAGAGTTAGCTGGTGATACAGATGGATATGATACTGATGCATTTGCAGAAGGTAACAAATTCCAAACTGAAGCTGGTAGATTTTTCAATCAGAATGTCGCACCAATTGACCCATCATATACAGGTAAACAATATTGGTATATGTATGGTGCAAATAAATCCAATAGGTTCAACAAGAACTTCTTGAACGAAAGAGAAAACTTCTTCCATAAACCATTAGTGAATTTAAATCACTTCTTAACTATCAATGATAAAACAAGATTAAGTTCTGTTTTATATTGGAGTGGTGGTTCTGGTGGTGGTACTGGTACATATGGTAGTGTATCAAGACAACCAGCAGTTGAAGGAGAAAGATGGTATGCAAGTTCACCTTGGACTTGGGATTGGAATGCAGAGATTGCACAAAATTCCGACAACATTGATGAGAACTTTTCTACTACTGAAAATCGTTCAACAGGAATTCTTCGTAATTCTATCAACAGACAAGATACATATGGTTTGATTTCAAAATTAAACTACGATGTAAGTGATGTTTTAGCATTACAAGTTGGATTAGATTGGAGAACTGCTCGTATAGAACACGCTCGTGAAGTTCGTGATTTATTGGGTGGTGATTATTATGTTGATTATGCAGACGATAACTTTGAAGAAGGTAAAGTCGTTAGACTCGGTGACGAGATTGCATATCACAATGAAACAACCGTAGATTGGATTGGTGGATTTGTCCAAGGTAACTACACAACAGAAAAACTAAACCTATATGGTATGGGTGGTGTTTCTTCTATTGAGTATAGTTATCAAGACCATTTCACTATAGAGGATGCAGTAGTAACTGCAGACCCAATCACTACTTACCAAGTTAAAGGTGGTGCATTATATAATGTAAATGAGAACCTTGGAGTATTCATCAATAGTGGATATGTCCAAAAGGCTCCCATTTTAGATAATGTTATTACTTTTGATGGAACCGTAGCAACCGACCCTGATAATGAGAAATTCTTACATAATGAGTTTGGTGCAAACTTCGGTACACAAAAACTTGGAGTTAGAGTTAGTGCATACAATACTGATTGGCAAGATAGGAACCTTACAAAATCTGTACAAACAGGTCAAGGTTCATCAGGTGATACTGATGTTATCTTCCTAAAAGGTGTAAATCAGAAACACCAAGGTCTTGAGATTGAAACTAAGATTCAACCAAATGATATGGTAGAACTTGACTTAATCGCAAGTTTTGGTAATTGGAAATTTGATGGTGATGCCGATGGTACTTACCAAGAAAATGAGTACAATGATGAAGGCCAAGTGATTGGTTATCAGACTACTGATTATGCATATGCACTTGATGGATTATATGTTGGTGATATGCCACAGACTGCCTATATTTTAGGTGTTACTCTTAAACCGATTAAAGGATTAAGATTACAGGCATTGTACAAAACATATGACAAAAACTATTCTGATTGGTCGCCATCAGCTCGTGAATTTGACGGAACGAATGACGACGCAGATAGAAGTCAAGTATGGGAAGCCCCAGGTTACTCAAAACTTGACTTACACGCATCATATAAACTTCCTATCAAGGGATACGACATTTCTTTAAATGCTCATGTATTCAACGCACTTGATGAAGTATTTGTACAAGATGCAGTTGATAATAGTCAATACAATGGTTATGGTTCTAAGGAACACTTAGCACATAACGCAGAAGTATTCTTGGGTACACCAAGATATGCAAACATTGGAGTTTCTATTAACTTCTAATTGTAATTTGGGTGGTTGAAATATACCACCCATTTTATTAAAAAAAAAGCTTGACAAGCATAAGGTTTTATTAGTATATTTAGTTATAAAAACAAGGGACATTACAACCTAAATGTATCAGAACATATATTTTGACAATCGTAGACAGAAAGTTCATCTTTGGGATGACAAAAAAGGGTACTTAATTATACCTTATAAAAAGTATGCCTATGTAAAAAATTCAAATGGACATCATGTTTCATTATATGGGGACAGATTAAAGAAAGTATTTAATTATGACAAAGAAGACCCAACACTTCACGAATCAGATGTTCCACCAACAACAAGATTTTTAGTAGACCAATATACAGATTCAGACGAAGTATCAGAAGGACATAGAAAAGTATTCTTTGATATTGAGGTAGAGGTTACAGATGGTTTTCCTGATGTGATGAAGGCAAATAATGTTATCACTTCTATTGCATTGTATGATTTCATGACAGAGACATATTTTACTTATGTTTATGATGCAAAGAGAAGACTTACATCATATACCAAAGATGATAAAATAGTAGAAGTATATGATACTGAATATGAAATGTTGAATAAGTTCTTCCAAAAGTATTTAGAAATTAAACCAACTATTATTAGTGGTTGGAATTCAGACTACTTTGATATTCCTTATTTGTATAATAGGGCAGTAAATGTATTAGGTGTAAGTGTGGCAAACTTAATGTCACCAATATCAGAAGTCTACTACAATGATTTTAAAAAGAGATATGTCATTGCAGGAGTTAGTTGTTTAGACTATCTATCATTATATAGAAAGTTCTCATTCTCTCAACAATCAAGTTATCGTTTAGATTATATCGGAGAAGTAGAAGTCAATATGAACAAGGTAGAATATGAAGGAACATTGAATGACCTATATGAAAATGACTTACAAACTTTTGTTGATTACAATATCCGAGATGTAAAAATATTAGTTGAGTTGGATAAGAAATTAAATTTGATTGAGATATCACGAGGTATTGCACACCTTGGACACATACCTTATGAAGAGGTGTTTATGAGTTCAAGATACCTTGAAGGTGCTATATTAGTATACCTAAAGAAACTTGGTATTGTTGCACCTAACAAACCACCAAGACCAAAAACATTTGATGATGATAAGTTTGCAGGTGCTTATGTACAACCACCACAAAAGGGTAAACACGATTGGGTATATGATTTAGATATCACAAGTATGTATCCAAGTGTGATTCGTTCATTGAATATATCACCAGAGACTAAACTTGGTAAGGTTGAAGGTTGGGAAGCAGAAGAATATTTAAAGAAAGATAATGTAAAGACCTATACCATGAATGACAAGAAAGGTAAAGAGATAGGTAAGTTTACAAATGGTGAATTAGAAAATTATTTATTAACTAATGATATTAGTATTGCCTCTAATGGTGTTTTATATCGTACAGATAAACAAGGATTGATTCCTGCACTACTTACCAAGTGGTTCAATGAAAGAGTTGAAATGAGAAAACTTGTTAAGAAGTATAATGAAGAAGGTAATAAAGAATTAGAAGATTACTTTGATAGAAGACAATACATACAGAAGATTATTCTAAACTCTTTGTATGGTGTATTGGGTCTATCAGTATTTAGATTTTATGACTTGGATAATGCAGAGGCAACGACTCTAACTGGTCAAGCCTTAATTAAGTTCAGTAAGAAGATAACGAATCATTTTTATAATAAAGAACTTGGTACTAATGAAGACTATGTTATATACATAGATACTGATTCCATTTTTGCCTCTGCTATTCCATTAGTTGAAAAGAGATTCCCTAATCAAAAACTAAGTGACACGATGATGACACAAAGGATTATGGAAATCTGTAGTGAAGTACAAGACTATCTGAATGAGAGTTATAATTTCTTTTCAAAGAAGTTTTGTAATGTAGATATAGATAAACATGTATTTGATATTAAACAAGAGGTTGTTGCAAAGAGTGGATTATTCATTACGAAGAAACGATATGGATTACGAATTATCAACGATGCAGGTCGTAAGGTAAATAAGATTCATGTAAAGGGATTAGATACGGTTCGTAGTAACTTTGCAGTTGCGATGAAAGAATTGTTGGGTAATGTATTGGATGATATACTGGCAGATGTTCCAAAGGAAAAGATTGATGAGAGAATCAGTAAGTTCAAAAGAAATATGCATATGTTACATTATGATGTTATGGCAAATCCAATCGGTGTTAAAGGTATTGGTAAGTACGAGGTTGATGAAGAAGACTCATCATTTAAGACATACAAAAAAGGATGTCCTGTACATGTAAAATCTGCAATCAATTATAACTCATTATTAGACTATTGGTATGAGGGTAGAAAATATGAAAGGATTACCAATGGTACTAAAATTAGGTGGGTGTACTTAAAGAACAATGAGTTTGGATTTGATACAATAGGTTATAAAGGGTATGAAGACCCACCACAAATATTAGAATTAATTAAGACACACATAGACCATGATAGAATGTTTGAACAGGCAATGAGTAAGAAGATTGGTATGTTCTATCAGGCAATGTCATGGGAAGCAGTAGTAGATAAGACAAAAAGTATAGAGAGGTTTTTCTAATGGCACGAGACCCATTTAAAAAGATGATGTCAAATGTAAATATGTCATCACAGAATCAAGGTAGTACAAGAGGAAATTTAAATTCAAAACTGAAGAGAGAGTTAGCAGTTAGTAAAGAAGGTAGAATTTACAGATATAAAAAACAACTTGAAGTTGGTATAACAAGAGATGATTTAGAAAAACAATTTAAGAAACAAAAGGGTTGTGACTATTGGATGCCACATTATCAAATAGATTTGAATGAAATATTTGTACCACATTCAATTAAGGCACCATCAGTTGACAGATGGCCTGACCCAAAGGGTGGTTATGTCAAGGGTAATTTTGTAATCACTACAAGGTTTATGAATCTCGGTAGGTCTAATTATCCTGAAGATAAGTTTCAAGAATTTTTAAAAGAAATGTTTGGGGAACCAACAAAAATAGAAAAATATTTTTGATTTTGAGAAAACTAATATATATGTATATATATAGAATATTAACAATAGGAGAATGACAAATGGATAAAAACAAATTAGTTGGGTTTATCAACAAATATCATCTTGGTGGAGAAATAAAATCTACTAAGATTGAATCAAATGGAAAGTCACTTACAACAAGATTTATCTCTGGTGATAAGTCTGTAGTTGGTAGTGTTAAAATGGATAAGTTTGATGCGTTTGACCCAAGTGAGATTGGAGTTTATAATACTTCACAATTATTATCACTACTTTCAGTAGTTGGTGATGATGTGGACTTTACAATAGATAACATGGGTGGAAAGTTTGTATCACTACAAATGAAAGACTCAGGTCATGGAACAACATCAAAATATATGTTGAGTGACTTAAGTGTTATCCCAACACCACCACCACTAAAAAACTTACCAAGTGAATTTGAATTAGAATTGAAATTAGATTCATATTTTATTGGTACATTTATTAATGGTAAAGGTGCCTTACCTGAAACTGAAACATTTACAATCATTGCAGACAATGATAAAGTAAATATTGTAATTGGATTTTCTAACATTGCATCCAATAGAGTTACAATACCTGTTAGTGTAGATAACTATTCAGATATTGAACCTATTTCATTCAGTGCTGAAATGTTTTCAAGTATATTAAGTGCGAATAAAGAATGTCAAAATGCAACTATGAAAGTATCATCTGCAGGGTTATCAAAGATTAACTTCTCAATAGATGATTATGAATCCGAGTATTATTTAGTATCAACACAATCTAATACATAATGTATTTATCGTACTTTGACAAATTCTATGATATGGAACCTTATCTTTTCATAGATGAGGTTGAGTGGGAGTATATCAAAAACACCTTTGATAAACAAGATGTAAGAGAGAGTCTTGCAAAGGTCGCGATGTCCTACCCACCACCATACATGGATATATCCGAAAAGGATGCATTAAAACAACTTCAGAAACTAAAAGGAATGAGACATAATGAAATTTTAGTTGAAGGAGAATGGTTTGCTCGTGAGGGTACAGAGTACAGATATGATTTAACTTTTGAGGGTAAACAACAATACTTCAAAAGAAATAATACAGGTAATGATTCAAGTAATTATTTCCAACAGAAGAATCGTTGGAGTGTTGATGGTACAATTGCACCTGGCCCACATAGAACATGGGAAAGTCATAAGTTTATGACAACATTAATTGGGTCTGCATACTCTCTAAAGTTACCTAAGATTGATAAGAGTGCATTTCGTGTAATGATTGGATTGAGAAAATATATTTGTTCTCAATTTAAACCAAATGTTGCAAAGGTATTGTATGATAAGTTAGAGAGTAAAAGTATCTTAGACTTTAGTGCAGGTTGGGGTGATAGACTTGCAGGATTCTATGCAAGTGAAACAGGTGAGTTTTACATGGGTATAGACCCACGAAAAGAAAATCATCCCATCTATGAAGAACAGAAACAATTTTATGATAAACATAGAACTATGTTTGAAGTTCCTAAGAAAAGTTTATTTATAGAATCACCTGCAGAGGACTTTGAATACAAAGAAAATATGTATGATACCGTATTTACATCACCACCTTACTTTAGTGTTGAGAGATATAGTTATGATGATACTCAGAGTTGGGTAAGATATAAAGATATTGATACATGGAATACTCAGTTCTTACAAAAAACATTAGAAAAAATCTGGCCTTCTATAAAAAGTGGTGGATATTTATTAGTGAATATTGCAGATGTATTTGCACGAACAGGTGGACAAAGAAACATGGTAGAGATATGTAATCCTATGAATGATTTCTTAAGTACACTTAGTGATTCAGAGTATCAAGGTTGTATTGGTATGGAGATGGCAAAGAGACCGAATAGTGGTGGTGCAGGAATGGCACGAGAGTCAGATGAAAGGTTTCAAGACTCTACAATAAAAAGAGCAGAAGAAACTAAAGATAAAAGATTTTGTGAACCAATTTGGATTTGGAGAAAGTTATAATGGATGAAATTAAAAATTCCCTATGGGTAGAAAAGTACCGACCTACAAGTCTTGACACTTATATAGGTAATGAACACCTAAAAAGTAAGGTCAAGTTATATCTTGAGAGTGGAGATTTACCACACCTTCTATTGTTTGGTAGGGCTGGTACAGGTAAAACCACTCTCGCTAAGTTACTCGTCAATAACATTGAATGTGATTATCTATACATCAATGCATCTGATGAGAGAAAACTTGAAATGGTAAGAGACAAAGTAAAAAACTTTGCCTCTACTATTGGGTTTTCAAATATGAAAGTTGTGATTCTTGATGAGGCAGATTACATTACACCTGCATCACAGGCCGCTCTTCGTAATCTTATGGAAACTTTCTCAAAACATTGTAGGTTTATCTTAACTTGTAATTATGTTGAGAGAATCATTGACCCAATACAATCAAGGTGTCAATCATTTCAGATTATTCCACCAGATAGGAAACAAGTTGCAGTACATCTAAGTGATATCCTACAAAAAGAAAAGGTTAATGCAAAGGTTGATGATATTGTAACAATAGTTAATAGTGGTTTTCCTGATTTAAGAAGAGTAATCAATGGTGCACAGAGACAAGTCGTGGATGGTAAGTTGGTCATTGATGAGGGAATGAGTATACAAAATGACTATAAGGTAAAGGTATTAGAGATACTCAAGACACAAGACAAAAAGAATTCTTTTAAGAATATAAGACAAGTACTGGCAGATTCAAAGGTAACAGATTTCTCTGATTTATTCAGATTGTTATTTGATACCGTAGATGATTGGGGTAAAGGTCATGTTGCAGAATGTATATTGGTATTAAGTCAATATCAACAAAGTGACGCAGTAGTAGTAGATAAAGAGATAAACATTATGGCGATGTTTATAGAAGTATTAGGAGTAATAAAATGAATGACGAAAGACAATATCAAGAACCATTAGATATTTCAAAGGCAGATACAATTCAATGTGAAGAGTGTGGAAACGCATCCTTTATACAATCGTTCTTTTTGAAAAGAGTATCAGCATTGATGAGTCCAAATGGTAAAGAAGCAATTATACCAATACAAGTATTCGCTTGTGGTAATTGTGGTTCAATACCAAAGAATATGATGAGTCAAATTCAACCGAGTGAGTAATGTATACTAAAGTTGGAGATGGACTACAAGTAGTAAGTGGTGACATAGTTAAGAGTTTAGTTGGTTTAGAGAATCTAACATACAAGATGTCAGAAGAATTCAACTCTGAAAGACTATGGACACCATCTCATCTTTCCATGGACAATGCCTACAAGACAGGATACATGGAATCATTCTCACATCAAGTATCTATAATTAATTCATACCATGGTGAAGAAAAAGGAATGTGTTCACCTACAGGATGTTATCATTGTTATAGTTTCTTAAAAGATAAAAGTGTTACAGATAAATCTTATGTAATGACAAGTAAATGTACACGAATAGAAGAAGAGTGCAATGATTTAGAAAGAATGTTTAATTTCACTATATCAGAGATAGTGTTTGTTGGTACTGAGAAATATTGTGAGGATAATTTAAATAAAGCAATGACTTTAACATCACAAATGTTAGACCAACTTGGTATCAAATATTTTTATGAAGTTGCATCAGACCCATTCTTTGGTGATAAATCAGAGTTAAAAAGAAAAGTACAAATCAAAAGTGGTTCTAAAATTGAGATTAGAGCATGGATTCCTAACGAGGATAGACATGTTGCAATAGGTTCATTTAATCTACATGGTAGGAAGTTTATTGATAAATTTAGTATACAAGATTCAGAGATGACTGCATGTTTTGGTTGGGGATTAGAAAGATTTGTAGATGTTGTAAGTAAGTATGACAAAACCATAGATGAAACTAAAATCAATTTCAACTTCAAAAATGATAACACTTTTATACCTGAAATTAGAAAAAATATAATTGATGATTCTAATGGTTGGTTATGTGATAACCATCAGACATATTGGTTTGGTAGAAAACCTATACATGAATATGAAATCCAAACACCAGATATTGGTGAGGTTGTCTATGAAGACATTGATACACTTGAACAACTTGATGGGTGGACATGGGAAATTCTACAAGGACTCAAAGAGTGGGACAGATTGAACATGAAGTGGATTAACGAAGAGACAAGAAAAACTTGGTTATGGGATTTAGAAACTGCAAAGAAAAGAATACAAGATGGACACAATTTATGTGCAATGTTTTACGAGGGTAAACTGATACAATGGAATTGGTGGTTTATGGGTGAATTTACTTTTTATGACCATGAGTGGAATATTGATATGAACTTACCTAAAGACCATTCTTATGGTGGATATTGGGCATGTTTACCTAAATACAGAACTTCAAGAAAACATGGTAAACTGATAGAACATTTCTACACTTATATTACAAACTATCTTATTAGAAAGAATATAAAATATGACTTGGCATATGTTGATGGTTGGAATAATAAGGCAATCAGTATACACAAGAAAATGGGATATGTGGGTTACAATTGGATGAAAAATGAAAACTTTCTCAAATAATCAATATTTATAGATATGAATGATTCACAAAGACAAACTTACGCAAATTTATTAAAAGAAAAAAGTTTACAGGTAGGAAATCTGTTTACTGGTAGTGCTTATTGGGATAGTGAACATGAGGGTATGATATATTCCATGGATTGGATACCACAAAGTGGTTCAATAAAACTATTAGAAATGAACACCAATACTGGACTAAGTGGTAGAATGAAACCATATTTTAATTTTAGTGAATTAGTAAGTCATATTACAAGTTCTGGTCATAATACATGTACTTATTACGAAGACTATCTAAACTTTAATATAGAACCACAAAGAGTTGAAGACACTTTAGATATTTTTAGACAACAACTTAGTTCAAGTTTGTCATCTTCAGGATGTACATTTACTCACGAGTATAATTTATGGGATGAGATTATCCCAACGCCATCTTCAACACATTATGTATTAAGACAAGGACATTTAAATTATCATAATGTTGATATATTATGTGAGAACAAGACTACATTTCGTAATTTTATAACAGGTAGTTTAGGTGAAGATTTCTTTCCTGCATTTGGTAGTAATATTTCATCGTCATTCAGTAATCCAACAAATGTACCTGATGTTGTTATCAAAGACCCAACTGAAGATATGGGTGTGGGTGTATCTTTTACAGACTTTACAGACGATAGGAATCAAATTTATAATAATCATAATTATGTAGAGGAATATATTGAACCTGAAATAGACAATAATAGATATAGATTATTTAGAAGTATTATATTGATTGGTAGTGGTAGTGTTAAATATTTAATAAAGAATCCAACTTACACAATTAACTATAGAAAATTTGGACAACCAAGTGGTTCAGTTACAATTGGTTCACAATCCACTAATATTTATGATACCAATAATATAAGAATATGGCAGACAGGACATTATGAAGGTAATACACCAGTATCAATGTCAGATGGTTCGGTAAAAACAATTGGTAGTATAGATGCAGGTGATGTGGTTAAGAGTGTAGTGGTAAACAACTATCCAAAAAGAAACACTGCATTCAAGTCATCAACAACCAATGCATCTTGGCCTCAATTCATTCTTGATAAGGGTAATTGGACAGGTTCAATCGGTGAGTTAAGTGAATCAACAAGTTCAGTCAATAGTGTCCCACAAGTATATTCATGGGGATATTATGAGTTAAATGGTTCTACAAGAGTAAATCCTGAAGATTCTATTATGGTTTATGATAATTCAAAATATCAATTCAAACCAATGAGAAATGTTCAAGTTAACGATGTTTTTGTTACAAAAGGATTTGTTACACAATCAGTATCATCTATAAACTTAGTGACTTCTGAATCTATATTTTATTCATTAGATTTAGAAACAGAAGATAGATATTTTGCAGGTGATGATACTAATTCGGTTATAACTTCCGATAGTTATTGGTAGGGAATGAGTTCTTACTTAGTCGGAAATGTTATAATTAAAGATTTTTCTGAATACAGAAAGTATGAGAGAAGAATATTTCGTTATTTAAAAAAACATAATGGTAAATTACTTGTGTATGATGATAATCCAACATCAGTACAAGGTAATATAGATGGTAGGTTATTGATTATGGAGTTTCCAACTAAAAAAAATGCATTAGAATTTTGGAATGATGAAGATTATATAAAGATGTCGGAGAAATACAGATACCATTGTAGTGAAGTACAATTTGTAACTATAATAGGAGATTAGTATGTATGTATTAGAACATAAAGAGATTCCATTTAGTAGAATGGAAGAGATAAAAGAAGATACACCAGAGTTAGATATTTTTTATGAACCTGATATGAAAAACTTTGAATACTATGATTCCGATGGAACACCAATAGGAATGTATATTATTTACAGAAATGATAAAAAAAATGTTGTTTGCGGTAGGAACTATTATATTTATAAACAACAGAGAACTAAAGGTTGGGGTTTGAATTGTATACTATCTTGTATCAATTATTCCTTTCAATTATATCCAGATATTGATATATTTTGTTGGTCTACTCATGTAGGTAATAAAGTTATGGACAGAATATGTTCAAAGATATATGAGAAAACAAGGACAGAAACCAATAATCCAAATATATTTGGTTTCAATGAACCACCACCATCAGAGTTACATTCAGTTACACGAAAATATATGGAAAACTTTAATAAAAAGTATCCAAAGGGTTTTAAAAGGTTTAAAATATGAGTAAAGTTAAAGGTTTATTTGACCATGTAAAACAAATCACAAATGTACAGAGTCCTACATATTGGGATACATTAAGTGAGGGTGATAAAAAGACATTTAGTAATTACATGATTCATAGATTTCTTAGTATGAAGTCAGAATGGATTCAAGTTGTAAATGAGGTACAGAAATATTGGGAGTTGGCTCCTAAGAATGTGTATCAGTTTTATATTGATGTACTACCAAGAGGTAGAACTTTCCTTAAATACACAAAGTCAAAACATAAGTCAAAAGTAAATCCATGGGTTATGGAACACTTGACAGATTACTTTGAATGTAGTTCAAAAGAAGTAGATGATTACTTGGAGATATTGACACCACAACAAGTAAAGACAATCATAATGAAGTATGGTGTAGATGATAAACAATTAAAAACGATATGGAGTAAATAATGAGTAAGAATTATAGAAACGAAGAAGCATTTTATATGAAGGAAATGGAGTGGGGTGTTAATTCAAAAACAAACACTACTTACATGAACTATGAGTTTGATATAGATTCACTATATTCAACAATAGTCAAATGTGATTATCTAATTAGAGTGAATCCTAATACAGATATCAATTTAAATATTGCTTCATATGGTGGTGATGTATATGCAATGTTAGGATTGGTAGATTATATCAAAAGACTACCAGTTAAAGTTAATACACATTGTGTTGGAACTTGTATGAGTGCTGCATCAATATTATTATCATGTGGTACAGGTGTAAGAACAATCACCAAACATGGAACCGTAATGGTTCATGAGGGTTCAGCATTTGAGGCAGGTAAAACTACTGATGTTATGAAAGGTGTTGACCACTTAAAAGAATTACAAAAAGATATCAATGAAATACTTGGTGAAGTTACAAATAAAGATGCAAGGTTTTGGGAACTTGCAGGAAGAAACGATTCATACTTTGATGCAGAAACTTGTTTAGAGTATGGAATTGTTGATAAAATTGTATAAAAAGCTTGACATGTATAGTAAAAGTTTTGTATATTAACATATGATAAATTGGAGAATAATATGAAAGTTATCAAGGATACACCTAAGAGTAATACAAATAATGAATATGTGGATGTCATAGAGTATATGGAAACAAAATACCCACAGATGACATCAGAGTTTAGGAAAATCCAACAAGACCAATATGAGTTGTTCTTAAGAAAACAACACGATTACGGCCCACAAAACATTGCAGTTGGTACTGCACTAAAAAATGATGAGGACAAGAGATTATCATTGATGGGTATCTGGTTCAGGATTAATGATAAAGTAGAGAGAATCAAGACTCTTATTATGAGAGGTGATGATGGTTCTTTAGAGAATGAGGGTTTGGTAGATAGTTATTCAGATATCTCAAACTATGGAGTGATGGCACAAGTAGTCGCGAGAGGTAAGTGGGCTAAGTAATGGAGATTGGAATAGTTGGTCAAGGTTATGTTGGTACTGCAATCAAAGTAGGTTTTGAACCACATTATGATTACATACACACCTACGATAAATATGATTTGGCAAAATCAACTTTACCAAATATAAAAGATTTAGTTGATAAATGTGATGTGATTTTTGTATGTGTTCCTACACCAATGAGAAAAGATGGAACTTGTTATACAGGTATTGTAGAAGAGGTAATTAAAGAAATTGATTATAATGTAGATGTTAATAAGGATAAACCTATTGTGGTGATTAAGTCAACCATTCCACCAGGTACTACTGATAAGTTTAATAAAAGTTATTCAAATGTTATTGTAATATTTAATCCTGAGTTCTTAACAGAAGAAAACTTCCTTGAGGATTTCAAGAATCAAAAAAGAATTATATTAGGTGGTCAAAGAAATGGGACTAATACACTCAGACAAATATATTCCAAAGTATTTCCACATGCAACTATAGTTAAGACTGGTAGTAAGACTGCAGAGATGGTAAAGTATTTTATTAACAACTTCTTGGCAACCAAAGTATCATTTGCAAATGAAATGTATAAGGTATGTGAACAAGTAGACATTGATTATGATAAAGTTGTAGAGTATGCAACATATGATGAGAGGTTAGGTAAATCACATTGGGCAGTACCTGGTCCTGATGGTGACCTTGGTTTTGGTGGTCATTGTTTACCAAAAGATTTAAGTGCGATTATTAATCAATTTGAAACCTATGGTTTATTAGAGGCCGTAGAGAATGTAAATGACCAAGTTCGTGATAATCGTGATTGGGAAGAAATGAAAGGGAGAGCAATAATAGATGAGTAGAATTAGTTATAGTCAATTTAGTAAGTGGGACAAATGTCCTTACACTTGGAAATTAGATTACATAGATAAGGTTAGTACATTCAAGGGAAACATATATACACTATTTGGTTCTGCAATCCATGAAACTATTCAGGCATACTTAGTTGCGTATTATAATAAAACTATCAAGTATGCAGATTCACTTCCACTACAAGATATTCTACAATACAGAATGGAAGAGAATTATAAGAAGTCTAAAGAACAACATGGTGATGATTTTGATGTATCATTAGATGATATGAAAGAGTTTTTTCAAGATGGTATCAATATTATTGATGAGTTCTTAAAAAGAAAGTCAAGTTATTTTCCTAAGAAAAGTACTGAGTTAGTTGGTATTGAATTAGACTTGAATCAAGAGTTAGATAACAAACTAACTTTCATTGGATATATGGATGTGGTCATACATAACAAGAAAACAGGTCGTATTAAGATTATTGATATCAAAACTGCAACGATGGGTTGGAACAAATATATGAAAGCCGACAAGAACAAAACTAATCAGTTGTTGTTATATAAGAAGTTTTTTGCAGACCAAGCAGATATTCCAATAGATAAAATAGATGTTGAATATTTAATATTAAAGAGAAGATTATATGAGAATATAGCTTACCCACAAAAAAGAATACAACAATTTTCACCCGCGAGTGGAAAACCAAGTATTAATAAGGTTATGACAAGATTAGACGAGTTTATGTCTGAATGTTATGATAAAGATGGTAACATTATTAACAATGATTATCAAAAGTGTGAAAAACACAAAAAATGTAGATTATGTAAGGATTTATAATGATTACACCAACACTAAGGTTAAAGTTATCAGATTTTATTGATAAACCATGGGAACAAGATGTATTAGGTGAATTATCTAATGTAGGAAATGAAGTATTTCAAAACCAATTCACGATTTATTTTTGGTATGATAGAAATACAGAATCAATAGATTTAAGTAGGTTAAGTCAGTTCTTAAAACAAAGAGAATCTGAAACTAACAAACCACAAAAAACTATTATCAGACCAGAGTTTTTTGATAAACAAGTATTTTTTATTTGGTACGATGTAATACCAAGAAGTATATACGAAAACAACCACATTCAATATTCAAGATTTAGTTGGTTATATAGTGACCCAAGTACAGGTATAGTTGAAGGTATTAAAAACTTTAAAGATACTTGGGAATTCGTATCAAGAGACCCAGAAAGAAAACCAAGGAAACAAAAAAGAAATGACTATGAAGATAGCAATCATAGGTAGTAGAAGTTATACTAACAAAAGAAAGATAAAAGATTTCGTCTTCAAGTTAAAAGAAAAAGTTGGAGATGAGTTAGTAATAGTAAGTGGTGGAGCAAAACAAGGTTCTGATAAATATGCAAAACAATATGCACTTGAGTTTGATATAAATTATTCAGAGTTCCCACCATACCACGAATCACATAATCAACATTGTGTACATGGTGCATTTAGATATAATAAACAATATAGTGTTGGTAATTACCATAAAAGAAATAAAGATTTAGTAGATTATAGTGACAATGTGGTCGCATTTGTTACAGATGGTAAGGTAACAGATGGTACAGGTTCTGCATTAAAGTATTCAAAAAAAATAAATAAAAAAGTGATTATTTTTGATTAACAATCTATTTATATATATGTATATATAGATAACTAACAAAAGAGATTATTATGAGTGAAGACAAATTAACATCAGTAAAAGTTATTGATGAGTTATATCGTAAGTTCAAAGAGAAATCCATCTCTGAGGACTTTTCATTACAGAAATTAGTAAATCGTAGTTTACATTTATTTGTGTATGATGAAGATTTTAAGGATAAAGTATTAAAAAATAGTGACTTGGAAACAAGTGGTTCAAAATATTAAGAGGTTATAGATGCAATTACCAAAACTACAAAAGGTATCTTCAAAACCAAAAAAGAAGAAAATCTTATTGTTGTCAGACGATTTAAGAATGCATAGTGGTGTCGGAACTATGTCAAGAGAAATAGTATTTGGAACTATTGATAAGTATGATTGGGTTCAAGTCGGTGGTGCTATCAAACATCCTGATAATGGTAAGATAGTTGATATGAATCAGGCAGTTAGGGAAGAGACTGGTGTTGAAGATGCATCATTAAAGATATATCCTATTGATGGTTATGGAAGTCAAGAAATAGTTAGACAATTATTAGTAGAAGAAAAACCAGATGCCATCCTACACTACACCGACCCAAGATTTTGGATTTGGTTATATCAAATGGAACATGAGATAAGACAAAGTATTCCAATATTTTATTACAATATATGGGACAACTTACCTTATCCAACATGGAACGAACCATTTTATGAAAGTTGTGATTTGATTATGAATATATCTAAACAAACACACAACATAGTTCAAAATGTATGTCAGAATAAACCAAGAACAGATTGGGATTCAACTTATATACCACATGGTATCAATGAAAAACATTTTTATCCAATCGTTGATGAAGACGAAATATTCAAAGTAAATAAAATAAGGAATGAGTTGTTCCAAGGTACAGAAGTAGACTTTTGTATACTATTCATCAATAGAAATATCAGAAGAAAGATGACTTCAGATTTAATCATGGCATTCAAAACATTTGCAGATGGATTAACAGAAGAACAAAGAAAGAAAATTGGATTTGTTTTACATACTGAACCAGTGGATAACAATGGAACAGATTTACCCGCAGTTATTGAAGAGTTATGTCCTGATTTGAATGTTGTGTTCTCAAGAGATAAACTTAATAATGAAGGAATGAATCAACTCTATAATGCAGTTGACCTTACCGTAAATATTGCATCCAATGAAGGATTCGGATTAGGAACTTGTGAATCATTGATGAGTGGAACACCAATAATTGTAAATGTTACTGGTGGATTACAAGACCAATGTGGATTTAAATTAAAGGGTGAACACATTACTTATCAAGATTACAAAGATATTGAATCACTACACGATTGGAGAAAGTGGGAACACAATGAAGATTTAACTCATGGTGAATGGGTAAAACCAGTATGGCCGAGAACTCGTTCAGTTCAAGGTTCAGTTCCAACACCATTCATTATGGATGACAGAGTTGATTGGGTTGATGTTGCAGACGCATTAAGATATTGGTATGATAAATCACCAGAAGAGAGAAGAGAGGCAGGATTACTTGGACATGAATTTGTAACAGGTGATGATGGTATGATGAGTGCAAGACACATGAGTGAGTTATTCATAGACCACATGGAAACTGCGTTTGAAAAGTGGACACCAAGAAAAAGTTATGAGGTACATGAAGTATGAGTAAACCATTAATATTAGTTACAGGACCAGTTGCCACAAGAAGTGGATATGGTAACCACACAAGAGATATTTGTAGAGCATTGATTGAAAGTGATAAGTATGATATCAGAATCCAATCTATGAGGTGGGGAAGTACACCATTAAATGCATTGGAAGAACATAATCCACACCACAGAGAGATTCATAAAAGAATTTTAAAACAACCAAATCTTGAAAGACAACCAGATGTACATTTACATATAAGTGTACCAAATGAATTTCAACCATTGGCAAAAAAGAATATTGGAATTACTGCAGGTATAGAACATACAATCCCACCTGGTACTTGGGTAGAGGGAATGAATCGTATGGATGTAAATATTATTACATCTGAATGGAGTGCAGTTAATTTTAAGAATGTATCATATGATAAAAAAGATAATCAAGGTCAGTTAATAGGACAACTAAAAGTTAATAGTCCGATGACTACATTATTTGAAGGTGCAGACCCTGACATATTCAAAGAAACAAATGAGTTTTCAAAACAACTTGTTAGTGAGTTTGAGAAAATATCTACTGATTGGAATTTCTTATATACAGGTCATTGGTTACAAGGTGGTTTAGGTGAAGACAGAAAAGATGTTGGTATGATGATTAAAGTATTTTTAGAAGTATTTAAGAATCATAAGAATCCACCAGGACTTATACTAAAATCAAGTAGTGCAGGATTCTCAGTAGTTGATAGAGAAGATATCAAAAAGAAGATTGATTATATCAAGAGAGAGATAAAGGCAAAAACACTTCCTAAAATTTGGTTACTACATGGTGACTTAACAGATGAAGAGATGAATCAATTGTATAATCATCCAAAAGTAAAGGCACACTTATCATTCACTCATGGTGAAGGATTTGGAAGACCATTATTGGAGGCATCATTTAGTGGTAAACCTATTATTGCACCATGTGAAACTGGTCAAAAAGATTTCCTTGATGAAAACAATACCGTAAAACTACCTGGTCAATATGTAAAGGTTCCAAATAGGTCTTTTCCTAAAGAATTTTATGTTGATACTTGTGAGTGGTTTGGTGTAAATTATGGACTTGCATCTCAAATAATTAGAGATGTACATAAAAACTATACAAAGTATGCCGTCAAGGGTAAGAAACTGATGTTACTTAATAGAAGAATGTTCACTCATGATAAAATGAGAGAGAAGTTAGAACAGATAGTTGACCAACAATTATCATCACTTCCAAAACAAGTTGACATAAAGTTACCTAACATGAAAAAGGAAAACAAAAAAGAAGAAAAAAGTTTACCTAAATTGAGGAAAATATAATGTCAGAAGTAAAAACTAAATGTCCAAATTGTTTTTCTGAGAGTCAATGTTTTGAAGAATCTACTGAACACTTTATTTCCTATATTTGTTTTAAATGTGGGTTCACAAGTAATTCATATTACAAAAACGATACAGAAGAACTAAAAAAGGCAGTTGAATCATCAACACAATTAATGAATGAGATATCATTGTTTGATTACGATAGAAAAATACATTGGTTCCCATCAGTATTAAACATGGGTAAGTTTGGAATAATTTATCCAGATGGTACTAAAAATAATTGGGTGTGGAAGTTTGCACAAGTAACTAAGTTAACAGAAGAAGAACAGAAAGACCCACAATATGAAGGACATGAACATAAATTAGATGTTGATAATGCACAAACATATGGACAACATGAGTTTATGGATGCATGTAAAGATATGGGAATAATTAAAGAATGAAGAACACAACTTGGACTCAAGTTCAACCAGGTCAAATAGTTTCTTTTGTTTATAAAAATAAAAATGAAACAAGAGGAATTAAGAGAACCGTATTGTGTTTGAGTAAAAGACATCCATATAGAAAGAAGAATGGAAGACTTACATACTTTTTTGTAGGGTTACAATTAGATACTGCCGTATCAAGACCAATAACTGCATCAAAGTTTCAATCATTGATTGAACAATTTGGTGGACTAAGTAAAGATAAAAGGATTACAGAGGTTGGTAACTTTGAAGATACTATGTCTGCATCAGACATTAGAAAATTATATAAAACACTAAAAGATTTCATAGAGAAGTACAAAATATTCAGAACATACAATCTAAGAGAATGTAGAAAAAGAAGAGTTTATCTTGAAGATGATTATCGTTATTTACCAAAAGAGTCTATGGATGATTTACTATTAGAACAACAAATCACGGAAATAGATTTTGAATTATGAAAATTACTTATGGTATAACCGTTCATAACGAACACGAAGAGATAAAAAAACTACTTGAGTTTCTTGTTGAACATCGTGATGAGGGTGATGAAATTGTCATATGTGATGACTATTCTGATTATCAATGTTGGAGAGTTTTTGATGAGTACATACATGGACAATATCCTGACATAGTTTTTTATGAACAACAATTAAATAATGATTTCGCAAAAAAGAAAAATTCAGTTATAGAAAAATCAACAGGTGACTACATATTTCATTTGGATGCAGACGAAATACCTAATGAAGTTCTCATGTCACAATTAAAAACCATACTTGAAATTAATGATGTAGACTTGATTTGGGTTCCAAGAATCAATACGGTTGATGGTATCACACAAGACCACATCAATAAGTGGGGATGGGCAGTAACAGAAAAAGGTTGGGTTAATTTTCCTGACTATCAAAGTAGAGTTTTTAGAAACAGAGATGATATAAGGTGGGAGAGACCAGTACATGAAAGGATTACAGGTTGTAAGACTTACTCACATTTACCACCACATGAAGAGTTATGTATTTATCATCCAAAAACAATAGAGAAACAAGAAAAACAAAATGAGTTATATAGTAAAATTATTAGATGAACTTAAAGACCAAGGTGTCGTAGGTATAAAACAATCATTTGAAGATGAAGGTGTGTTAGATTCAGACCTTTGGAAAATATCTAAAATATGTAGAGACTTAAACTTAAAGTTAAGTGTTAAGATTGGTGGTTGTGAGGCTATCTCTGATATAAATCGTTGTATTGATTTAGAAGTTGATGGTATAGTTGCACCAATGATTGAGTCAAGATTTGCATTACAAAAGTTTTCAGAGTCTATAAATAAGTTACCTTATCATGGTAATAAGTTTATTAATATTGAAAGTATACAGGCATACAAGAACTTAAATGATATATTAGAATCACCTACAAGTAAAATGTTAAGTGGTATTGTAGTAGGTCGTTCTGATTTAACTAAGTCATTTGGATATGGAAAACAAGATGTCATGTCAGATGAAATTTGTAGAGTAGTAACCTACATACTACAAGAGTCAAAAAAGTTAGGAATGAAAACATATATGGGTGGAAACATTGGTACTCAAAGTATAGAATTTATTCAAGAGTTATTCAATAAGGGATTCTTAGATTGTATTGAGACACGAAATGTTATCTTGGGATTAGATGAAAGTAATATAACTGATTTAAGTAAAATCATTTCACATATGTTAGAGTGGGAATCTTTGTGGTTGGAAAGTAAGGCAACACATTATAACAGATTCTCAACAGAGTATAATACAAGGTCAAAAGAAATACAAGATAGATTATGACAAGACAAGAACAACTACAAGAACTATTCCACAATAATCAGTATTTTAAAATGATATGTGGTGCAGGTAACGAAGATACCGAAGAAGTTAGAAGACTTGCAATGATTTATACATTGGCAGGTGCAAAAGGATTAGATATTTCTACAACACCTGATGTAGTAAAGGCAGCGATGGATGGTATTGATAGGGCATATGATATATCAGATAAACTTGGTATTGATATCGGAATCAGACCTTACATTATGATTAGTGTTGGAATGCCAGGTGACCACCATGTTAGAAAGGCATTCATTCATGAAGATATGTGTGTTCAATGTGGATTGTGTGTTGCACCAGTTTGTCCAACTGAGGCGATAGAACCTATTGAGATTAAGGTAGAGAATGCATTTGTTATTACTGAAAAGTGTATTGGATGTGGTGCATGTAGTGCAGTGTGTCCTATTAATGAGTGTATAACTTATGACCACAATGAAAAAGAATTAGAAGAATTACTTCCACAATGTTTAGAATTAGGTGCAGAAAACATAGAGTTACATGCCGCAGTTGCAGAAACAGATGTCATTATGAAGGAATGGGAAATGGTTATTAAGGCAAATCCTGATGGACACAATAGTATGTGTTTAGATAGACTACATATTGGAAACTTTGAATTGAAAAATAGAATAGAAAAGGCATTAGAAATGACTAAACCTGGTCTAATGATATTACAGGCAGATGGTTATCCAATGAGTGGTGGTAGAAATGATTTCAATACAACATTACAGGCAGTTGCAACTGCAGATGTAGTTAATAAACAATTCAACATGAGATTAAATAAGAAAGATAAACAATTAATATACAAAAGAAGAAGACAATTAAATGTTGTTTTATCAGGTGGAACTAATTCATTAACTGCAGACTTGGCACTACAAGGTAATGTAAGATTCCAAGGAGTTGCAGTTGGAACATTTGCAAGAAATTTAATTTATAAACATATAAAAGAAGTCTATGATTATAATGATATGGAATTTTATAATGATTTAAATAATATTCGTGAAGCATATCTTATTGGAAAACAATTAGTAGATAGTAACATAAATAAAGGTGAAAGTTATGGGTCAAACACTTATATTCGCAGTTGATTTTGATGGTTGTTTAGCAGAATTTGATTTTCCAAATATCGGAGAACAAACTTCAAAACAAAAAACATTAATGAATATTTTAAAAAAATTACAAGACAAAGGACATAAATTAATATTATGGACAAGTAGAGGTGAACCTGCACTACAAGAAGCAATTGATTGGTGTGAAGAAAAGGGATTGATATTTGATATGCATCAAGTTAATCCATTTACCAAAAAGATATCAGGACCCAGTCCTAAGATAATTGCAGACTATTATATTGATGATAAGGCATTAGAATTTGGTGATAATGAATCACGAGACAGAACACTATTTTTATTGGAGAGATTGTTAGATGAGTAGAAAAAAAATAACCGCAGTGGTTCCTATTAGAAAAGGGTCACAAAGGATAATAGACAAGAACTTTATTCCATTTGTTGATGGGAAGAGTTTACTTGAGGTCAAACTTGAAATATTGAAGAAGATTACTTTAATTGATGAAATTATTGTTAATACTGATTCAGATAAGGCATTAGAGATTGCAGACAAATATGGTGTTAGTAAAAAAGAAAGAGAACCATACTTTGCAAGTAATGAGTGTACCAATAGTGAGTTCTTTCAGAACATGGCAGAAACAACTGATACAGATTATTTAATCTATAGTCCATGTACTGCACCATTAGTTGAAGAGAGTACTTATTATGATTTCATTAATAGGTTTATCAATGGTATAGATAATGGACATGATAGTTTAACTACCGTAAATGTATTGAAACATCACATGTGGTTAGATGGAAAACCATTAAATTATGACCCAAAGAATTCACCAAATACACAAGACCTACCTGATATCTACAAACTAACTTATAGTCTTTCAATTATAGAAAGGGAGGCAATGTTAGAGTGTAAAAATATAGTTGGTAACACACCACATTTTTATCAGATAGATGAAGTTGAGGGAGTTGATATTGATAATCAAATTGACTTTGATTTTGCAAAGTTTTTATATGGGAGAGTAAAATAATGAAAGATTTCAATTTATTGAAAGATATTTATAAAGACAAAGACATTTATGTCATTAGTGGAGGCCCTTCACTTAATCACATAGATAAGAGTTTTTTTGAAAATAAAATAGTCCTTGGAGTAAATGATATATTCAGATACTTTGAGTGTGATTATGTAGTTGTAAAAGATTGTAATGAAGAACCAAGGTTTACAAGATTGGTACAAGAACTAAAAGAAAAAGATATACCATTAATCTATAGTCAGTACTATAAAGGTTATGAAGAAAAGGGATTAAATAATTGTGATAATCCTAATTCATACATGTTCACACACAACCCAAGAAAAAAAGATTTTGATATGGAGATGATGGAACTTGATATTGACGAGGAGATTATTGTTAGTCGTTCAACCGTAACAACTGCAATACATATTGCATATTATATGGGTGCAAAAAATATCATACTATGTGGACACGATGGTGGAGAGATTGATGGTCAAATGTATTATCATGAATATGTAGAGAAAGATTGGAAGTCTGCAAGTAATTGGGATGGTATAAAGGGATTTTTAAACAACATGGAAAGAGAGACAATCGCACTCAAACAATTGTTAAACTTCCATGATGTAAATATTTGTTCAATGAATCCATTTATCAATTTACGATTAGAAGGAACTAAATTTGAAACTTATAAAATATAGGAGATAAAGATGAATATATTAGTAACAGGTGGAGCAGGATTTATAGGAACGAACTTAATTGAAAGATTATTAGAAGATGGTCACAAGGTAGTCAGTATAGATAATTACTCAACAGGATTTGAAACAAATGAGATAGAACATGAAAATGTAACCTATTGTAATGTAGATTTAAGAGATGCAATTGATTTTGATTTCTTTATGGAGAATCCTGATTTAGTTTATCATCTTGCAGCACTACCAAGAATCCAACCATCATTTCAGTTTCCTGCATTAACCTTTGAGGCAAATGTACTTGGAACAATTAATCTATTGGAATGGATTAGAAGTAAAGAAAATAAAATACCAATAGTTTATGCAGGGTCAAGTAGTTTTCATGGTGGAGTATACAAGAATCCTTATACATTTACAAAGTGGCAAGGTGAAGAAGTAGTTCAAATGTATCATAAAACATATGATATGCCAATGAGTATATGTAGGTTTTACAATGTATATGGCCCACATCAATTAACTGAAGGTGAATATTGTACCGTAATTGGTATCTTTGAGAAACAATTCAAAGAAGGTCTTGAACTAACTATTACAGGTGATGGTGAACAGAGAAGAGATTTCACTCATGTGTTTGATATCGTAGATGGGTTTGTAAAATGTGGTAATTCTTTAGTGATTCCAAATGCATATAATGCCAAAGTTGATGGTGAAATTTTTGAATTAGGTAAGGGTGAAAATCATTCAATAAATGTAATCGCTCAATCATTTGATTGTGGATATACTTACATACCTAAAAGACCAGGTGAAGTTCAAGAAACACTTTGTACAGATACAAAGGCACATGAATTATTAGGTTGGAAACCTACAATAGATGTATTAGATTATATAGAAGGAGTACGAGTCTCATGGACAGAAAAAATGTAGTATTTATGACATGCATGGATGGTGCACCTGATATATTAGATTATAAAGAATGGTGTTTCAAGTCATGGGACTATTGGTGTAAGAAAAATAATGTAGAATTATTTGTACTTGACCAAGAGATAAAAGATAAGTCAATTATGAAACCTACATGGCAAAGATGGTGGGTACATGAAATACTTGAGTCTAATGAAATAGAATATGACCAAGTTGCATTGGTTGATGTAGACACAATGGTTCATTGGGATTGTCCTAACTTCTTTGAACAAACAGATGGTGAGTTCAGTGCAGTAATGGATAAGTTCAATATTGAATGGACACATAATAGTATTAAAGGTTATCAAGACTTTTGGCCAGATATTAAGTTTGATTGGACAAGTTATTTTAATTGTGGATTCATAGTCATGAGTAAAAAACACAAAGGTTTATGTAAAGATATTATAGACTTTTATCTTGAGAATGAAGATGAACTCAGAAAGAGACAACATGAAACACTTAAGAAAGGGTCAGACCAAACACCAATCAACTACATGATTCGTGCAAGTGAACACGAACTGAAATATCTTGATGAAAGATTTAATTTATCACAATTACATTTGAGAGGTGTTTTGGGTGGATTATGTCCTATGTGGGAAGTTGGTCATGTGTGGCACTTCAATGGATTTGAAAAAACACAAAGGAATCAATTAATGATGCAAGTATGGAATCAAATCAAGGAGAACTATGAATTTAAAAAGTAAATATGCAATAGGTTGTCATGTAATGTTCTACGAAATAGAAATATTAGATGAATATTTAAATTCAGTAAAGAAGGCAATTGAGATAGTACAGAATCCTGAGAATATTATTGTTGAATTGTTTTTCAATATATCAGAGTTTTTTGAAGAGATAGATACTGAGACCACTACAAAAAAAGAACTGATAAAGAAATTCAATAGTAAGTGTTCAGAGATGTCTAAACTTGGAGTGTTAGTTAAGAGTCAAGTCTATGACCAAAACAAACCTTATTGTATTGCAGACTACAGAAGAGACTTTAACTATAAGTGGTGTAATGTAGTTGATTACTTAGTGTGGGGTGAAAGTGATTGTTTACTACCAAGAGAATTCTTTCATGTGTTAGAGGGTGTAAAAGAATATGCAAACTCTCAAGAAATCTACAGATATACATTAACATTTGCACTTAGAAAAATGTGGGACGAAAGTTGGAGAATATTAGAACATCCTGAGTTTACAGATAAACCATATTACGATATGGATACAGAAGAAGATACTAAGTTGGCATTAAACTCACCATGGAGTATTAGATATACTATGAGTCAAGAAGAAATGGAAAAAGTAAATGACAAGACAGAAGAACTTGATGTTCAATTAATTACTTCACCTAAATTTGATGGTAGTTGTTTAGTAATGAGTTCAGATTTAGTAAGAGGTGGAGTTAATTTACCACCTGCAGTATCAATGGTGGGTGATGATACAAGTTTTATGGCAATGTGTCAGAAATTAATGGGTGATGACTATAGACAATTTGTTATTAAGAATGTACTAAAGGTTCATAATAGAAACCATCCAAGAAAAAGACTTTATGTTAAGGATGAAGATAAGTCCAAGTCCACACACTTCAAGAGAAGAGATAATAATTGGTATCAGACAATCACAAAGATGAGTAAAGGAAATTTAAATAAATTGTTTGGTGGACAAGTTAAATTTAAAACATATGGAGAGTTTAAAGATGAAATCAAAAAATAGAAAATGGTTACCGACATTAGGAGAATTAATTGATAGATTAAGTATTCATCAATTAAAAGAGTTATTTATACCCGAAAACAAGGACAACTATGCTCAAGAAATGAATGATATGGTTCATGATATTAATTTAATATTAAAAGAACACAAAGGTGAGATTACAGGTGAAGTCATTAGAGCCATTATAGTGTTATCACAAATGAACGCACATATTTGGTATAATGAATCACAAGTTCGTAAAGGTGAAAAGGGTTCAGATAATCTAATGTTAACTCATGGATTAAATGGAATTAGAAATACTGCCGTAAATAAAATCATGGAAGTGGTTGGTGGTAGAAAAGACTACAAGGTAGATTGTATTGCATCTGAATTTAAAGATTGGGAAGTGAGTTGGGATGTTCCAAGAAACAAGAAGTAGGTCTACACAAAAATCAATCACATGGAGATTGATTGCATTCAGTAATTCTTGGATGATACTGGCCATGGGATTAACAGAGTTACCTTTTTGGAATGCAGTGATTATGAATGTAACAGGTATGATAATGTTTTATTTCCACGAAAGAGTGTGGAATAGAGTGAAAAGTGGAAGAAATGTACAAGAAAATAGTTGAATATTGGAAAAACTTAACCTTAGTGTTGGCATTACCATTAATGATAGTCAACACACTAATGGATTATTATAATGGTTG